CATCTGTTTCCGCACCTACTGCATCACCTACAAGTCCTGCCTCTGCCACCACAGGAGTTGCTGTAGCATGTGGCAATTTCTCTTCTGATTTTTCATCTGTAGTACCATCCGATACAGATTCCTCATCCTCTACCCACTCGGCAGTTCCTGCATCAAGCCAAGCTTTTACCATTTCAGGATTATTTGCAACCAGTTCTTCTCCAATATCATATTGCTTTGACAAATAAAGAATTGGATATTTAGCTATAAGTTTTCGCATATTTGCCTCCTATCCAATTTTTACCTTGATGGATGTAGCACTCGCCGCTGCATCTTCAGCAGCATATCCTGCAGGTGTATTACTTCCTACGGTCTCAGTTATTCCCGTACCGTCAAAGTATACATTTGTTCCCATTTTTACTTCATTCGTTCCGGTTTTCTTAAACTCAAACACTCCTGAAACATGAATCGTTCCCGTTGCCTTTGGCAGGATGTCGTCCCCTGCTATACCAATTCTTGTTCCAATCTTTATTACAGTGCCGACAGTAATCTTATCACTGCCGGTATTCGTATAGTCGAGAGCCTCACCCCTCTGAAAATATGTAGCACTTGCCATACTAAACCTCCTTTATTTACGCCAATGGATCCGCAACTGTGGTACCGTTATTCTTGACTGCACCTCTCCAGTCCATAACCGCAACACCCCAGTCAAGGTATATATCCCAAACGAATCCGAGCTGTCCCGGTGTTTCCATTCGTCTAATGGTTGGAACTTCCTGTCCGTTAAGATAATCAACCTCTATAAAGTCCGTATCATCCTTATGTCCGATTAAGAACCAAGGCATTGTCTTTCCGTAGCCTCCACATAATACATTGATAGTTGGCTCTTCCACAATTTCAATAGAGCTTGCATATCTAAACAGTGGGTTTACTGCCTGTGTATTTCCGGATGTGTTAATTGTAGGGCTGTTGAATATTGTAAATATCTCAAACCCCATACCGGAAGGAACAACCAATGTAGCCGGTCTTATGATTATTGCATCTCCGAACTCATCCACCTGATTCTGAAGTGCAATAATCATTTTCTGCATAGATTCCCTTGTTATTCCTGTTCCTGTTGCAAGCAGGTTTTTATGCATTGTCGAGAACAAAGCAGTACCGTCATGTATTGCCGGATTCTTTATCAAAACATTGTATACCTGCCTATTTATTGTCTTTCTTGCACTTGCTGCATACTTTGCAGGTATTCTTGTCACAAGATCTATATCATCATTTATGAATGCCTGTCTTGTAAGTGTGAATTGCCTACCGTAAGTCTTCAATCTTCTTGTCGGACGCTTTTCATCACTGAAGGTATCGTGCTTAAGCTCTCCGCCCTCCGGCACTTCAAGGAACTCTCCTGCCGGACCTGCTAAATAATAGTTATCATTGGTCTTAAAATCCTTTAGGCTTCCCTTCTTAGTCCACCTGTCAAATGTCACGGATACAGTCTTATGACCTTCCACATATGCCTTATTGATAGCATTATCTAAGATTGCCGGGAAAGAAGCAGTTGGATTATAGAACTGTCTCTGAAGCATTCCAAAAAGTTCATCAGACGATCTGCGATTTAAACTGCTATCCCCTTCACCTGCAAGACACTCAATAGCCAAGTCACGAAGCGACATTCCCATCATCTGTCTTGAACCGTCAGCAGGCTTTTCAATGCTCATTCCACTCCTAAGTAACAGGGAATCTGCTGCCGCTGCCCTGAACTTATCTTCTGCAGTAGCTGTTACATCAACTCCTCTTGCAGCAACCGGTGCACCGTTTTTTCTCACATGCTCAAGAACTGCATCTCTAACCTGATCAATAGTTGAACCGTTATCAATATATCCCTGTGCCTCCATCCCGAACTCTCTGCACAAGTCATTTATCGAACTTATACGTTCCCTCTCCTGAGTTACAGCTCTCTGAAGGATAGCCTCTTTATCCTTCTCCCCTGTGTCAGAAACTGCTGGATCACCTTCTGTAGCGATCTCAGCTGTTAAAGAATCAATATCTCTTTGAAGAGCATCAAATTCCGCCTGTTCCTGAACAGTCAAATCCCTGTTTGCTTCTTTTGCAGCATTTACTATATCCTGCTGGCGTAAAAGCTTTGTCTGTCTTAGTGCTTTTTTGTTCATGTTGTTTTCTCTCCTTGTTTTACCCTTGTTTTATTTATTTGAAGTTGCCTTTTAAACCAATCTAAAGAGCGATTATTTGAAGTATTTTTTTCTTCTTCAAACTCTCTACCTACGCCTACTGTAGGATCTGCAGGAACACTCACGATTGAAATCTCATAAGGTGTCCATTTCCTTGCAATATCACAAGGACCTGTGAACTTCCCATCTGCTGACTGCTTCCCGGGCATTACTTCTTCCCATGAATCTATCTGATAGCCTACCGATACCCCTTTGAGTGTTCCACTTGCTACCTTCTGATAAATAAGTTCTGAAGCTTCATCCGTATCGAACTCAATCTCTGCCATTCCACGGCCATCTTCAAGCCATGCCTTTGTGATTTTTCCTACTACTGCATCACGATTGTGATTAAAAAGCAAACATCCAATTTCCTGAATTCTTGTAAGGTCTACTGCTCCCTCTGAGTGATCAAGTATTTCTGTTCCCCAGAATCTTTGATATGGTTCTTCAGATGAAAAAGAGAGGATAAACTTTCGCTCATTCCCCTCTCCATCTAAAGCTCTTATACTGTTTTTTATCAACTCTCTGGTTGCTGTATCCTTACTCCTTTTTTGCACCGGCTTGTCCCTCTGAAGAATTCTCCTCTTCATCTTCATATAGCTCCTCCTTTGTTTTATTAAAAATCACACTGCCCATATCAATGCCAAAACTTTTAGCGTACTCAAGGACTTCTGCAATTTCTTCAATCTGTTCTTTCCAATCCCTGCCCTGTTCTGCAGCAATCTGTTTAAAGGTCTTTTGACCTGTATTTAATGCAATTCTGTTTGCATTTGCCTCCTTTTGTGGATCAATCCATTTTTTAGGTGCAATAATCCATGTATGCTCCAAATATTTATCTTTATTTCCCCAGAAATCTTTTAGCGAGATGTTTCCTGAAAGCCATAAGGATATAACAAATGTTTCATATATCTCATCCATTACTTCCATGAGCATCTCTTTTTCCTCTGCATAGGTCATTTCATCTTCAATGATTCCCTGCCTTGTAGAAGAATAATTACTTTCACTCATATCACGGCTTGTCGCCTCATAGCTAATTCCCTGTCCTGCACCAACAAGTCTTTGTTGAAGCTTTATATAACTTGCTGCATCTGTAGCCTGTCCTGCAGGGTTTACCACCTGTATTTCATCTCCTGCATTAAGTTCTTTTATCATTCCGGGCGTGATAGATTTACCTTGATAATCGTGAAGAACCCCTTGCACTCCACCTATTCCTCTTCCTATACCTGTTGTCGGTATAGTTTTCTTTATAAAGACAGATAGGCAAGCAGCAATTCTTTCCTTTACTGATACAGCCACCATAAATTCATTTGCATCACGAATTCTTGTGATTGTGGGGCTCATATCGCTCATTTCCCTAATCTGTGAAGGTCTATGCTTTGTGTAAAGGAATATAACATCCTTTGCCTCAATGTATACAGGCGTTGTCAGTGCCAAGCTGTCAACAGGATATTGCCTGATCCAATATCCGACAGGCTTGTTGTACTCATTCATCTCGATACCACCAACAACCTTGTTGCCCGGATTCATTGGAGTCATCTGAGAGTTATCCAGTTCATCGACCTCAAATGTCTGAAGCTTAAATGGCAGGAACCCGTCACTTGTATACCTCTTTACTATCAGAATTCCTCCGTCTATTTTCTTTCGCTTCATACACATTCGCATCATCTGTGCAAAGGACTGAGTTCCTGTTACATCACAATTTTGTTTCTTACACCACTTCTTCCATGCCGCTTCTATGGTATCGTTTAATTCGTCATCACCTGTCTTTACCTGCAAGGTATATCCACCGCCTATTACATTTCTCTTATAGGCTC